ATCGTCCGGGTGCCTGATCATACCATGGAAAGCGTGGTCCGGGCGCTGGACCGCATGGAGCGCCGCATGGGGGCAAAATTCCGGGAGGTTTTCCGGTCCATTACCGTGGATAATGGGTGCGAGTTCCAGGACTGCGAGGGGATGGAGAGATCCAAGCGGGCCAGGAAACCGCGCACAAAGATTTTTTATTGCCACCCATACAGTGCCTATGAACGGGGATCCAATGAGAACATGAACCGGATCATAAGGCGGTTTTTTCCAAAGGGGACCAACTTCGACAATGTGAGCGCGGCGGAGGTGGCGGAGGTGGAGGAGTGGCTGGCAAACTATCCGCGCCGGATCCTGGGGTGGAAAACGCCGCAAATGCTTTACGACGAATACATGACCGTGGCGGCCTGACCAGCTGAACACGGAAAAACGACCAGGCCGGAAACGCCCAGGGGCGCCGGCCAATTCTTTGCGCCATTTTTGCACCGACAGCGCCGTGGAGGCGCGAAAAACGGGGATCCCACCTGGAGCGGGACCCCCGTTTTTAGGGCTATTAAAAACTTTTTATAATTTTTTGTAATTTAGTCTTGACATTTTGCGAGGCAGCCATTATTATTAGGTTACACAAGGCCACACGGCCATGTGTGGCCTAATTTTTTTATCGTTTGGGGGTGAGGACGTGGCCGATTATGCTTTTAGGACCCTGGAGGACCGCCAGAAAATCGAAAAACTGTGGGAGGCCGGGCGGACGCCGAAAGAAATTTCCGAAACCACGGGCGTGTCTGTTCATGTGGTCTACAAGGAACTGACCAGGGGACAGGACGGGACCCGCCTGCCGGATCGGCGTCTGCGGTACAGCGCGGACGTGGCCCAGCGCCGGGTGCAGGCGTCGCTGGAGCGGCGGGGCAAGCGGGCCGGACAGCCCACCGACAGCAGCCAGGCGGCGGAGGCCGCCGGCAGATAGGAGGACGCCATGGCAAAGCAAAAGGAAATCAAGTTCCAGGACCGGCATGGCGACCTGCGGGGCCGCCAGAATGGCATGGAGTTCTGGATCCGAAAAGGCGAACCGCAAACCAAGAGCGGAGAACAGCGGTATTTCGTGGCAATCTACCCCGTGAGCAATAACCCCCGGCAAATAAGCACACTGTCCCGCCAGGACTTTGACCTGGCCGGTGCCAAGGAGTTTTGCAAGAAGATCGCCGCCGGGGAGATCAAGCTGGAGGACCTGCAGGCGGCCTATGACGCGGAGGACGCGGCCAAGGAACAGGCCGCCATCCGGGAAGTGACCGAGCGGGCCAAGAAGTTCCACGCCCGCCTGGACGCCATGGTGCTGAAATACCGGGACCTGCTGGAATTGGAGGTCCTGGCGCACAGCCTGGGCGACATGGGCCACAATATCCTGCTGGGGTATGAGCGCGGGGAGGGCTGGCCAAGTGGGACCTGAAAACAGCGGCGGCCCTGTGGCGGCCTATCTTGACGGCCAGCCCGTGGAGATCGGCCAGACCCTGCCGGAGATCACGCCGGACTATTCGGCGGGCGGGGTTTCGGCGGCGGACGCAGCGGAGGCCATGGCCACCGTGTCAAAGGCATGGGCGGACGTGTCCGTAACCATGGAGGTGGCGGCGGAGGGCCTGCGGGCTTTTATGTACTCCCTGGAGTTAGGTATGGCCGTACACCTGGCGCGGATATTTGAGCCGGACCTGGCCCGCCGGTATATCCACACAAAGAAAAAGCGGACCCGCAAGAAATACGAAAAGCGGATCATGGCCTGGTTTCGGGAGGTGCTGGGGTAAATGTTCAGACTGAAAGCAAACAAAACCAGCCTTTACAAGCTGGTAGGCACCTATGAGGCCCTGCCGCCAATGCGACGGGTGACAATCACCAAAGCGCCCCGGACGCCGGACTGGTGGCTGGAGTGGGCGGACGGCGGCGGCCTGTGGTGCAAGGCGTTTTTCTCCACCTGCATGGGAAAGCCCATGCTGTCCATTGAAAAAAAGGAGTTCGGCGGGCCGCAGGTTTCCCGCGTGGTCCACGACCTGGACACCAAGGACCTGCTGGAGCGGGGCATGGTGGAGGAGTTCACCACGGCGGCGGAGCGCCGCCGGGCGGAGAGGAGGGCGGCCTGTGGCACGGTGTAAATTTTGCGGACAGGAAATTGACTGGATCACCAGCCTGGAGGGCAAGCAGGTCCCTGTGGACCCGGATCCCGTTTTCGTGATCGAGGACGACGGCCCGGAGGCGTTCCTGGACGATATGGGCGCAACCATCACCGGGCGCCAGGCCGGGCCGGAGGAGGAGCGCCGGGACCTCCCCGTGGCCTTTGTGCCCCACCGGCGGACCTGCCCGTGGGCGGACAAGCCAACCCAGCGCCGGGTGGAAAGGGGTGGCAGCTATGGCGGACTTGCTCCAGCTACCTGATCGGCGGTACAGCGTGATCTATGCGGATCCGCCGTGGTCATATCGCCAGTGTGGCGCAACGGACAAGAGCAGGGGCAACGCGGTGAAACATTACCAGACCATGACCACCGCCGAGATCTGCGCCATGCCGGTCCCCTCCATCTGCGCGGAGGGTGCGGCCTGTTTTATGTGGGCCACGTTCCCAAATATCGCGGAGGCCATCAAGGTCATGGAGGCGTGGGGGTTTCGCTATGTCACCGCCGCTTTTGTATGGGTCAAAAAGAACCGCAGGAACGGCGGGAATTTTTGGGGCATGGGTGCCTATACCCGCGCCAATGCGGAGGTGTGCCTGCTGGGGATTGCTCCAGGCTTTAAGGCAAAGGAGCGGATCCAAAGTCACCGGGTACACCAGATCATAGAGGCCCCTTTTCAGGGGCACAGCAAAAAGCCGGACGAAACGCGGCAGCGGATCGTGGACCTGCTGGGCGACGTGCCCCGCATTGAACTATTTGCCCGCCAGCGGGCGGACGGCTGGGACGCCTGGGGAAACGAGGCACCGGAGGAATAGGAAAAATGGCGGAGATCATCAACCTGGACGACTACCGGCCAGACTGCCGGAATTGCCTATACCACACGGACCGGGGCGGCGGTGCGTGTACCTATCCGGGCGGATGGGAGTGGGACACGCAGTACAACAGGTGCGCCACGTTTCGCTGGAGAAATGGCCGCCCAGGAAAGAAAGGAGATCAACATGGAACAGATAGCAAGGGACCCACGGGCGGATTTTCTGGCGGTGTATAGAAACACCATAGGCCGGAACGGAAAGGACGCCCTGGAGTATTGGCTGGAGAATGAAACGGACTTTTTCACGGCCCCGGCCTCCACCAATAAGCACCTGGCACAGCCGGGCGGCCTGGTGATCCATAGCCTGAACGTGTGGCGCCGCCTGCGGGAAATCACCGTCCGGGACCTGACGGACCGGGACGCGCCGGGGGTGCGCCATCTTTCGGAGGCGGAGGAGGAAACCGTGGCGCTCCTGGGCCTGCTGCATGACGTGTGCAAGGCGGACGTATACCACCAGACGGACCCATTCAAGGCAGCAATGGAGGGAAAACTGGCCACCATGGCCCCGTATGAGTTCCGGGACACTTTCCCGCTGGGCCACGGGGAGAAAAGCCTGTTTCTGATCACCCGCCACATGGCGCTGACCGAGGAGGAGGCCCTGGCCATCCGGTGGCACATGGGGGCCTATGACGACGCGGTGAAAGGCGGATCCCGCTCCATGACCGAGGCCATGAACATGACCCCGTGGGTGTGGCGTCTGCAGGAGGCGGATATGTGCGCCGCCTGGATCGACGAAAGGAGCGCGGAGGAGTGAAAAAGCTGCTGTGTAAGCCGTGCGCCGTGGCCCTGGCGGACCGGGGCAAGATCGTGAAACCCGCCGCCATGCGGTGCGAGAAAATCACCTGTGCGGAGTGTGGCCGTCGCCGGTTTGGGATCCTGTACGACGTGACCGGGTGGCCCACCCGCAGGAAAAAGGAGGGGACGGACAAATGAGCCAGAGGGCTGAAAAGTACGCCCGCAACATGGAGCGCCGGACCGGCGCCCTGGAGGAGCGGGCGGACAAGCTGGAGGACTGGGAGAACTTCACACGCGGAGAACTGCGGACCTGTGGCCGCCGCCTCCAGAAAATCGAGGCGGACATGGCCCACACCCGTGCCATGCACTACAACGAGGTGGAGGTGAGGCGGCAGGATGAATTTCACGCGGCCCAGGAAAACCGCCGCCAGCGGCGGGAGATCGAGCGGGACCTGGAGCGCCAGCGGCGCGGAATGGTGCTGGCCCTGCTGCTGGCCATTATCGCCCTGATCGTGGCGGTCAATGCCACGGGCACCGAGCGGGCGGAGGAGGACCTGGACGCCACAAAGCCAACCGCCAACGTGACCGCCAGCGTGGGGGCGGACCTGCTGGCCACCGAGCCGGTAGAGGAAATCGGCCCGTGGGAATTTGCGGCCCTGTACCGGGCAGCGGAGGACCCGGAGGAGAAACAGCGGATTGGGGAGGCGCTGGAGGCCCAGGGCTATTTTTCGGCGGCGGTGCCCCTGCCCTGGGAATACCAGGACTATATGAGGACCTACTGCCACCTGTACGGGTGCCCCTATCCCCTGGCCCTGGCCGTGGCGGACTGGGAAACCCGTGGCCAGTTCAACATGGAGGCCGCGGGACCTGCCGGAGAGGTGGGGATCATGCAATTAAACCCTGGTCCGGGCGGGTCCTACCACGCGGAACTGGAGGTGGCCACCGGCCTGGACCCCACCACCCCGGAGGGAAACATAGCCGGCGGGTGCTATAAGCTGGGGAAATACCTGGCGGAATATGGGGACGTGGCCATGGTGGCCATGGCCTACAACAGAGGACAAGCTGGAGCGCGGGCAGCCTGGGAGGCCGGGATCACCTCCAACGAATACACGGACGCCGTTCTGGAGGCCATGGAACGGTGGGAGTGTGCGGTGAACGCATGGGCCGGGGAATAGACCCGGCGGAACGCGCCCGCACGGTGGCAGCAGCAAAGCGGAGGGCCAGGGAAAGCCGCTGGAACGCACCAGGGCGGGCCAGAGTGGTCCACCCCGTCCACGGCACCGTGGTGGTCCCCCATTCCTCCAACCTGACCGCCATACAAAACGCGGCGGAGGTGTGGCGGTGTGACTGGACAGAGATCACGGACGCCCAGGTGTGGGCGGCGGAGCCGGGGGACGTGCCGGTGAAAATGCCATACATCATATAAAAAGGGGATGAAAAAATGTTGATCAATGAGGCCGGGGTGGTCCGGGCCATCAAGCGGGCCTATAAGGGCGGCGGGTACACTGTGAACGTCCAGGACGGGATCATGTCCATCTATACACAAAACTGGTACATACAGGCCCGCCGGGAGGTCATGCCGCGCAAGGTCCTGGCCGCCATCGTGGAACACGCCGGAATGATACCGGGCGAAAAGGAACCCACCAACATTATGAAAGACATGGAGCCGCAGCTGGTGATCCCGGAAACCGCCGCCGAGGAAATGAACAACTGGCGCGTGGGTGAGCGCGGCGACGACGTGGACCTGGTGCCGGTGATCATGCAGGGGTTTCAGATTTTCCAGGCGGAGGCCGGGGCCTGCTGGGGGATCCGGCTGTCCTACCTGGGAATGGTGGAGCGGGACGCGGCGGAGCATGACGGCGCCATTGTGGTGGATAACTGCCGCCTGCTGTGGGACGACGGCGGGGAGGCCATAGCGGTGGAGGCCGTGCGGAAAGCCAAGTCCGGGTGGGCAAAAGCCTGGGAGCGGGCCGTGTGGGAGGCCCTGGAGGGTGTGGACCTCCACAAAGAGGAGGAATAAACCGTGGAAAGATTGACGCAGCGGGGTTTTAACTTTGATCGTGACTTTGTGGCCTCCCACCTGCAAAGCTGGCCCATAGCGCAGGCCCTGAAAAAACTGCAGGAAATTGAGGACGCCATGGAGGATCGGGAACTGCACCCCACATATTTTGACCAGATCACCGCCTCCCCGGAGGCCCTGGCGGAGTTCCTGGCCTCCATCCCCGCATTAGATACCCCGTGGGACAAGGTTTTCCAGCGGACCTATTGCGCCGCCTGTTCGGCGGAGAACTGCGACGCGGAGAACTGCCCCCACCAGGCGGAGCGGAACAGCCCGGCGTGGTTTCTGGCCCAGGAGGTGGCGGACGGTGGAAATGATCCTTTGCGGTGACGCCCTGGAGCAACTGCGGACACTGGAGGCGGAAAGCGTCCACACCTGTGTGACCTCCCCACACTATTACAATCTGCGGGACTACGGGGCCGCCGGCCAGATCGGCATGGAGGAAACCCCGGAGGAGTACATAGGCAAGCTGGTGGACGTGTTCCGGGAGGTCCGGCGGGTCCTGCGCCCGGACGGGACGCTGTGGGTCAATATCGGGGACAGCTACGCCACCAGGTCCGGGCCGCAGCCACCGACCAACACGCGGAACACCTGCGGCCACACGGCAAAGCACAGACCGAGCGGGTATAAGTACAAGGACCTGATGGGGATCCCGTGGCTTTTGGCCTTTGCCCTGCGGGCTGATGGGTGGTATTTGCGGCAGGATCTTATATGGCACAAAACCAACGCCATGCCGGAGAACGTCCGGGACCGTTGCACAAAAGCCCATGAATATATTTTCCTGCTGTCAAAATCGCCACATTACTATTTTGACGCGGCGGCAATCCGGGAGCCATGCGGGGTCAAGGGGAACGCCAGGACGTTCCGGGGCGGTGGAGCCTATACAGGCGGGCGGTCGTTCCAGAACAGCGCCCGCGTGGAGCGGGAGAGCCACGGGAACAGCGCGAACAACACCGGGGGCAGAAACAAAAGGAGCGTCTGGAGCATAGCAACGGGGCAATTTAAGGCCGCCCACTATGCCACATTCCCGGAGCGCCTGGTGGAACCGTGCATATTGGCAGGGTGCCCGGAGGGTGGGACGGTCCTGGACCCATTCGCAGGGAGCGGGACCACCGGAGTGGTGGCCAAGCGCCTGCGGCGCAATTTTGTGGGTGTGGAGATCAACCCGGACTATTGGAAAATGGCAACGGACCGGATCGCGGCCACAACGGCACAGCTTGACCAAATCAAAATGGAGGAGGTGCCGCAGGTTTGAATGTAGCCTACAATATGGATTGCATGGCAGCTATGCAGAAAATACCGGATCACTATTTCGACCTGGCCGTGGTAGATCCGCCATACGGAATAGGGATTGACGGTCAAAAGCTGTCAATAAACAAAAACCCAAAGCACAATAGAAAATACCATCCGACAAAGGGATGGGACGCGGCCCCGCCGCCAGACGAATATTTCAGGGAATTGGAAAGGGTTTCAAAACACCAAATTATATGGGGTGCAAATTATTTTGTGCCAGCAATAAATCAAAGGCACAAGGGCTGGATCGTCTGGTATAAAGGCCAGCAGGATTTAACCATGAGCGACTGCGAATTGGCCTATTCATCATTCGACACCCCAACCAGAGTGGTGATCATAAATCGCGGGCAACTGCAAAAAGAGGGCGGAACAATACACCCAACACAAAAACCAGTGGCGCTATATTCCTGGATTTTTTCAAGATATGCAAAACCAGGCGACAGGATATTGGACACACACCTGGGGAGCGGCAGCAGCCGGATCGCGGCCCATGACGCTGGTCTGGACTTTGTGGGGTTTGAGATCGACCCGGACTATTTTGCAGGGCAAGAGGAACGATACAACGCCCACACCGCGCAAATGTCCATTTTTGCGGGGGGGGGGGGGGGGAGCCCTGAAAACTAAACTTAGACGGCGGGCCCCCAGGGCCCCCCGGA